TTTTCCGACTGTCCTTAAAATTGCTATTGCCATGATCAATAATAATATCGCCTTCACTACAATATCGTAGTAACTCATTGATCGTCTCCTCTACTGTTTCTGCTGGTACAACCATCATAAAAACACCAGGGGAGGTGCCACCATTCTTTTTTTGTTTAACTACTTGAACAAGGCTTTGAATAGAAGTGGTACATCCACTGATATAACCCTTCTCAAATTGTTCCTCTGCCTTTTTATAATTGTTGCGATATCCATGGACTTCGATTCCTTCGTTAATCATGCGGCGGGACATACCCTCACCCATGCGTCCTAATCCAATGATGCCTACCTTCATAATTGTCGATTCAGTCATTGTATCTATTCAAAAAGGGGTGCTATTTGAGGTACTTTTGTCTTGGTATCACTATAAAACTCATCTCTATGTGCCTTCATTACATGTTTGGGAACTCCATAGTATCCCATATGCATCCACACACAATCAATATAACGCAAATCCTCACGATCTGCATAAAATGTTGTCATATCACAATACTGGACAATCTCGTAAGGTACTTCGATCTTCTTCCAAGTAAGTGGTTCTTCAATAAAAAGAGGTACAGTCATTTAAATGTATTCTCCAATACTTTAGGTAAATCCATGTGCCCGTGGAAGTAACCAGCAACAATGATGCCAATTACACACAATCCTAGCACACCTAAAGTAATTACTAAAGGCACTCTAGCGTCTTTTTGGTGTGCCATACTTTGCTTTTTTAACTGGTAGTGTTGACTCCATGCCAATTCCCAACAGAATAGCAAATCCAAATATAAAGATGTGTTCCATTACAGTGCATCCCAGAACTCGTCCCAATCCTTCTTGGAGTCACTTACATCTACAATTGGGTTATCAATATAGTTCTCACTAAATGCAAGATCATAGATCTCATTTAGAATGACTGCGTGTTCGTTGTACCATTTGCTATCGGGAAGATGCCTATGCTGTTGCTTGCGAACAGCAGTAAAAATCAACTTCCATTGATGGTGGTTAAGATTTGGAGTCATTTTGTTCCTCTGTAGGTTTTCTCAACAAGAATGATCCATCATCATTCTCTACCCATTCTAATAGGTCACCTTCTTCCCAACCCAAATCCTTAAGCATATATTCGGGAATGTGAAGAATTCCATCATCATCAACAGTAAATGTTGTCTTCATTTGTCAGTCATGCGTCGATGGTCAGCATCAAGTTGTGCTCTCATGTCATAGTAACGTTGTTCTTTGAGATTGTAGAGTCGTTGTGAATCTTTGTCGCTGCCAACACCAGATTCATAATATGATTCCCAATTTTTTGGTTTCCATAATTTAATGTCATCACGTATTTGTTCAATACGGTCTTCAATTTCCTTTAAACGATATTCGATGAGTTCCCAAGGTTGCATAACTCTCCATAGCAATGACCACATCATAGCATGGGTGTCAACCCTTGCATTTATTAATGTGGGTAACTACCTCAACAACTCCATTACGAAAATATAATCTACATTCAGGGAATGGTGCATAGTGTGCATCCCACGTTGCAGGATATACAACTGCTGTTCCCCAATAGTCCATAGGACGAACTACACCACGACTACCATTAGGAATCCATCTAAATCCAGTCCAAGGTTTGCTTTCATCGAGTGGAGTCTCCTCAAAGTCATGAGTTCCACTATAATCAATCTCATACAATCTTCCCAAAGGATCTAACCAAAAAGACCCCATAAAAGACTCAAATGATTTAGTTTGTAACTCCTTATTAGTAAATCCTGGTCCAATGTCAAAGTTGTTGTAAATTGTGTCAAACATTCCCATGTTAGATCTCCTCAATCTGGGTCTTTGTTTAAGTAAAAACCTCTCCAATCTGCCACTCTGATGCAGAGGTCCATGTCCCACCCCAACTTCCTATTAGCAGAGGTAGATGATCTCGGTTTATATACCATGCCATCTGTAAAATCAACAAATGCATGTATTTGTGGTTCATCATCTTCAGTGATTTGAAGTATTTTAAAATACTTCCTATTGTCACAATCCATGATGAATGCGCCCAGATCGAGGTTGTTATCTAACTCCCTCTTCTTGTATTTTGACTCAAGAGACTCACCTTCTTGCTCCAATGTTCTTTGAAGCACCCAATATGATTCTCTTCTATAGTCTTTTGTCAATGCTAAACAAAGGAGACCTGTCTTTAGATAGGTCTCCTGCTTAAACTTTTGGACAGCATTCTGTCGTTGTATATAATCTTCTTCGATCTCTTGTTTGGTTTTAATTCCCTTCTTATAGAGATCAAGTAAATCAGAATCCATTACATCATTGTGTCTATACTATCTAGTCATCGATTTGAATGCTTCTTTGAATTTAAACTCTTCTTTGAGATTGTAGTAAAGACGATAGTTTTCTGTTTGGATGTAATATCCAGTCAAATCAGATCCATCGTCAGTCCATCCATAACCAACAATCCTCTCATTGATGTCTTGAAGATCAGTCTTCCTATTGGTGTGAAGATAGTGGTTGAATCGCTGATGAAGGTTGATCATTAACAAACCTCTTTGGTGTGTGAGGATATTCTAACAGCATCTAGGTGCAAATCAATCATCCTTAATGTTTAATTTATGTTTGTGTAATGATTTATTAAGGTTTACTCGTCAATCTTCGGTCCCCACATCCCAGAATCACCCTCCATGCGGTTCTCCAATTTATCAAAGATACCATCCATGGTTTTGATAGTATCGATCTTCTGAACCATCTCTGCAATGGCACTGCACACATATGGTTTTTCTTGACGCGCAGCATATGCTAGCGCATTCCTAAGTGCAGACTCAGCATCATTCAAAGATTCTTCAACAGACTGGGATAGTGCCATAATACTCTCGTTTGTTTTACTATTCTATAAAATCAGATCCAATGTGTCAAGTCAACCAAGTCACAATGGAATATCGTGTTCCCTCTTCAACGGGCATGATCTCATGTGGATACATGAAGTTAGATGGGAATACAATGGCAGAACCCATCCCACCTCTTATCTGTATCTCCCTATCAAAGAATGCCATGTTACCACCAACATAATCATCATTTAAGTTAATTGAGATTGATATGGTCCTCATTTGTTCTTTAAAACTATCAGTATGTTGACCATAATAACCACCAACCTCATACCTCAACAAGTCATAACCACTATCAGATTTAAGGAAGCATGATGGGAAGTCTGAGATATATCTCTGTGCTATGCTGTTTACCTTTTTGAATAGCATAGAGTCTATTTGTTTCCTCACATCAATATTCGCTTCCAAAATCTCCTGATTTGAGATAGGAATAGTATCACAATTGCGAACTTCTCTATTCTCAACACCTTGACCAGTCATTGCTGATGCCCATTCATTAGCATTAGAATACTCACCAAGAATTAAATTACAATCGTCCATATCAAGAACGTTATCATATACCTTGATATATTTTGACAGTGGTGACTCACTACTTGGTGTAGCATTAATTATTGGGGTTGTTTTGGCCTTCACTTTATCATCAGCGTAACGATGATCTTTATCAAAATAATACTTAAAGTATGGTCCGTTTGTCCTCACATAATGCAAGAATACTTGAGTGCATGACTCACCTTCAAATGGTTCTCTTCCATGTCTCCCAACCATACCAAGATAAAGCATGGCATCGCCTGGACATAAAGATACCTCATTCCTCCTACCATCTGGAGACTCAATCCAGATGTTCCATATCTCACTACAATCCAAATTTACAGTAAGAGAGATCTCACACTGAGGTTTATCTACATGTGCAGGGAGTTCATTACCCTCTTTGTATATTCTTGCATAAGAATATGTTGGTAAAACAGACTCCCCAATCAGTTGTGACACTGTGGTGGTCTTCTCTACCAACAATTCTACAAATGGTATGTAATCGAACTTTGCATCCGATCCTGGAACCTGAGGGTCTGATGATAAATCATACCTCTCAGTGTATTCTTTAAACTTTTGTGCTAATTCTGTTGCTCTTGCTGATGATATAAAGTTAGGGACAATTATATAATTGTCCTCTGTCAATTTTTGATTCATTCTTATCGGGTGGTTTCTTCGTCTTCTGCAATTAACTGTTCGATTTCAGATACAACTTGCTCTGAAGCATCTTCTTCAAATAATAACTCAAGGTTGAATTCGCTGTCAAGAAGATTTAAATCAATATCATCAAATCCGTTCAAAGATTCTTCTGGTTTTATTTCTTCTGGTGTGAGCAGAGATTCCATGTTAATGTCATCAACGTCAACAGCATCTACAGAATCAACTTTAAAATGATTCTCATCTACAATATCATCAAAGAGAGATGGATCAGCATTCTCTTCAAAGATTGTCAGATTGTCATATCCATTCTCAAATTCAAATGCCTTCTCACTCTCAGTCAGATTGCCTCTAATCTGCTCATTTCCATAAAAGAGATTCTCATGCGCTTCTGCAACACGTTGATGAACCTTTTCCATCTGCTTATCATGATCTTCTCTCATAGAATCAAGAGATTGCTCATGTCTTTGTTGCATCTCTTCCATCTGAGATTCAAGTTCTCTCATTGCCTCATGCCATGAGAGTGCTTGTCTCTTCTCTTCTTCTTCTTTGAGACGCTTCTCTTCTTCCTGTTTATTCTTCTCCACAGTCCAATGATCTACATAACGCTCAATCAGAGAACGTGTTGCGGGAGTGTTAGGAACATCTCCAGAATCATATTCCACTTCACCAGTTCCTTCTGGTGTTCCATTATCATGCCATTGGATCGCCCAAAGATGTTCAATGTCAGCAAAAGGCCAGTTATCTGGAGTAAACCAGATACCGACATTATCGATAGAGATATATCTATCTGCTTCAATTAAAGTAAATCGTTTCATTCCTCTGATACCTCTCTTACATCAGCTGTTAAAATTTTACCTTCGCTCGCTTGGTGTAACATTTGAGCAGCAGCAGAGAGAACATTGATGTTACTCTCATTTGCCTTTACCATCTCATTTCTAAATGATTCAACAGCAGCACCTGTAGATCTTTGTTGCTGTGAATTTTCAATGGTTAGCATTGGCAACCAAGTAATTGCACATCCCCATTCATCAACAGGTTCACCAGTCTGTGGATTCATACCTCTAATTTGAGTGTACCATGCACACTTGAGACCAATGCAGTCTTTTTTGATAAGTGGACAATAATTTCCTGGTTTAATTTGTGCCATAACAATTCACTTAATTAATTTAGTATAACATATTTAGTTTAATGAGCATAATATAACATCAACATATGTCACCGCTAGGTTGATTCCAGTTTGAGTGTTACTATTAATCGTAACTGATCCAGAGAAGGGGTGATTGTGTGCTCCACCACCTGAACTCTCATTCATACCACCAGTAGCATTGGATCCACTGACTTGTCTTGAACCAGCATTACTAAATGGAGTGGATCCACTGCCACCAGTAGGTCCAAATAATGAAGGGTGAGTGTGATCTGGCAACTCTGTAAGTGCTAGTGTATGATTACCAACGTTTGTTGCAGTTCCAGGTGCTAAGTTAATGGTAAATGTATCATTAACCGAAGTAACTAAATTACCACTAGTGGATGATAAAACTGTAGTAAAGTTTGTTGTACCACCAGATCCTCCTCCAGTTCCAGATACAACCCTCAATGCTTTGTTATTATGTGTAGCATCCTTAGTCCATCCAGTGGGAGCATTTGCTTGGAAGAAGAACTTCTTCGTCCCTGCTGGATACAACCAATAAAAACTGTTGATAGAATTTGCGGAGTCTGCAATATCAAATTGGACTCCAGTAGATGTTAATCTTGCCATATCATGCGAACGAGCAGAGAATTACGTCAATATACTGAAGTCTGAGATCAATTGTTCCAGATCCCGTCGCAGTAAAGTTAATAGATCCAGAGAATGGGTGGGTGTGAGCATTACCAAGACCACCAGGAGAGTTAACTCCTCCAGTGTTGTTACTTCCTGGAGTTCTGAATGAAGATCCACCACTAGAAGCGTTTGCAGTACCACCAACTTGAGAGTTGTGTGTATGGTTTGGAATTTCAGAAACAGTCAAAGTGTGACCACCAACAGTACCGCTTACTGGGACATTTGAACTAAAATTTACATTAACTGTTTGGTTTGTATTTGGGAATACTGTAGTAAATGAATTACCTCCAGCACCAGAAGTTCCACCAAATCCAAAACCTCCACCTGTCCCACTGACAAGACGGAGTGCTTTATCATTATGAGCAGTTACTTTTGTCCACCCAGTAGGTGCAGATGCTTGATAAAATACACTTACAGTATTTTGTGCTAATACAGAATACTTTGAACTTAATGTAGTACCATCATCAAAAGTTATACCCGTAGCGGTTAATGTTGCAGCCATCTCGCAATAATATTCCTTTTATTTACTTATTTATCAAGTGCATTTAATCCAGAATCCATCATCAGTGAATTCCCAACCATCTGCAAGCACTGCTTGATAATTTTCATATTGTTCCTTCATTGCATCAGGAACAAAAGGTGGCCATTGATTCCTATAGAATTCTTGTGTCCACCCATCATTATATGGAGAGTTTGCTTGAACTTCATTCATAATATCAGGGTAGATCTGACGACGTGGTTCATCACTACCCATCTCACGTTCATAAACTGTCTTGCCACCATCAGGTGACTCATAAATTTTAACACTCATTGCTCTTATTAAACTGTTTACGACACTTCTTCACTGCTTTCAGTTCATCCTTGATGCGCTGATATGCTTCCTCTGGAGGTAACCTCTTTGCCATCTCCATAGCAATGATGACATCGACTCTGGTTCCAAAGTGCTTGAGTGCTTCCTCAAAGCAATTTAATTCTTCATACATTGTTTAATGCCTCCAAAGATGCTTCATAATCACGCTGGAAGATAGCAAGTCCTTCACGAGTCAGAACACTATCATACATTGCATCAAATACCTTACCAGGCATAGTTACAACATCAGCACCGTACATAAAGCAACGTGATACATGATGTGCATCACGAAGAGATGCTGCAAGCACCTGTGTCTTCATGCTATGAACTGTACGAGTAGTAGCAATAGCACGTACAAGCTCAACACCACTAAAAGAATTGTCATTGCAACGACCTACAAAAGGAGAGATGTAAGTTGCACCTGCCTTCATTGCCATACATGCCTGTGCAACAGAGAACACCAAAGTAACGTTTGTCTTAATATTTTTCCCTACGGATAGATGACGACAAACTTGCAAACCATCAGGAGTACACGGCAATTTAATAGTTGCAGACTCACCAAACTTCTCAGCAAGGCGAAGTCCTTCATCATACATTGTTCCAACCTCACCAACCACTTCCATGCTGATGTCACGGACACCAATATCAAACATCTCCTGATATACATCCTCAGGATCACGACCACTCTTACGAATAAGAGATGGGTTTGTCGTTACACCATCAACAAGTCCCGTTTGGAAATACTTACGGACTTCATCCGTGTCTGCTGTATCAAGAAAGATTTTCATTTTTCTCCTAAGGAGTATTTGTCAAGATTATACTGTGGTGGATGATGATTGTCAATTTGTGCCTGCAATCTGTTCTCAAGTTCGTACAAATCATTAATTAAACTGATTCGTTCCAACTCAAGGTATTTTACTCTTTCTTCAAGTTCCACAACTCTTTGTGATACAGAATTATCTTCAATACCCCACTTTTTAAAAAACCAATACGGATCTTGTTTCATATAATCCCCATGTATTTAAGGTAACGACGATATGCCATGAATCTACCCAATCTTGGTTGATCTTTTACACCCAACTGGTGACAGATCTCACAGTACATCAACCACTCATACCATGGAGTAGTTGGATCTAATTCATGATAAGGATAATCACTTGTAGATGAATGGGTCACGGTTCTTGTTCCTAAACCTTTGTATATAGTCTCTAATTTTGTTGATGATTTTCTTCACAGTTTACCACCAACAATACCATCATTAACAACACGACTGTTACTCTCACTCCATCCTTCCTGAACACCTTTAAGATGGAACCTAGTCATGTCAATGACAACTTCTTTAGTCATGCCAGTGATAATCCCTTTACCATTTTTATCAAATGATTCCCAGGTTCCCCACTTCTTCTGTTCTACACGGAAGCAGTCATCAATCCAATCAACTTCCGCAATCTCTGGATGTTCTTTTGCTTCTTTTTCACGACGCTCTGCTTCGTCAAACATTTCGTCAGGATAAGGTTGAGTGTCCATCATTCTTGTGATTCTTTGTTTTTGTTAAATCCAAAAGGCATTGCCTCCTGTTCTTTTTCTGCACGCATCTTGTGTGCAAGACCACAGAGGGTTTCCATAACTTTAAGACAATCTTCAGTCTTAGATCCCTCTGGCATGTTGCGAAGAACAATGTCAAACAAAGGGAAGAACCTATCCGCTGCCTCTTGTACTTCTTCAGGAGTTAGTGGTGTTTTGTTCATTTTTATAAGGGTGTGGTTTGTTTACTCGATTGTTGACAACAGAATTGTGAAGTTGCTTAAGTGCTTCAACAGTCTCAGGAGTTTCTTCCCAAGTCCATACATCACCAGTCTTGCCAGTAAAAGTTCGTTGTGTCATGTTATTCTCCTGACTGTCGGTATTCTATCACAGAGTTAGTTTTGATGCAATGTGTTTTGCTATGATGTTATTTGTCTCTTCTCCTGGGTGAGTACAATCTCTACCATGATCAACTATCTTAAAAGTAATACAATCTGGGATGTACTTCATATTTGCTTGAAATAAAGTAAAATCCAAATACTGAGTATCACTCCACATCTGTTGAGCAACTAATCTAGTCATTTTTAGATGCCCATCAATATTTGAATCAAATCTTGTCCATGCTTTGCCAAGATCACCACTATCGGATGTCCATGGACCACAGTTCTCAATAGAGAATTCTTTTTTAGTATGTGGTTGGTATCTAAACAACGTGCATCTGTTTGCACTTGTCCAAGCAAATACCACTGCTCTTGGTTTAGGGTAAACTTGTTTCAATATCGCAGAGTTATACAAAGCAAATTGTGGACTTGATCCAGGTACTCCCATATTAATTGTAGGAAAACCCGTTATCTTTGTAACCTGTGCTGATAGTGTCTCATCAATTGCTGCACCAACACCAAATACATTAGAGCATCCAAATATAACAATAGATTCACTCCATGGTATTGTATTAAACTCTGCTGTCCGATAGAACTCAGAGTTTAATTTATAGGATACAATCTTCTTCCTATACTTCCAATCCTTTGGTTTTATCTTGAGATTATTTACATATTCCTCCTTTGAATCCTTATCATAAAAGGCGCACAACCCACCGTCGCACCCCCTGTCAAACATAGGTAAGAACTTCATGAGAATATTCGTATGTTATGCATTCTAGACCACCTTGCACAGTCGGTCTCATCATTTAATATTGGTTCTCCTTTGATGTTTAAACTTGTATTGAGAAGAACTGGATGACCAGATACCTTTCCCCACCGCATAAGAAGATCATGCAATCTAGGAGCATCTGACTTCTTAACTGTTTGAACCCTACTAGTTCCATCTACATGTACAACACCAGGAAATAATTCTGGTGTCTTACATCTTACAGCATGTTGCATATATGGACTCTCAACCAAATCATCATGCATATCAAAATACTTTGCAGCATATTCTATTGGAACTGTGGGAGAGAATGGTCTGAAAGGATCTCTCTTCTTTATCTCATTTACTTTATCTTTAATTCCTCTTTGCATTGGATCTGCAATCAAACTTCTTGCACCCAGTGCTCTGGGACCAAATTCTGCTCTACCTCTTGCAAGACCACATACCTTATGTTCTTTTAAGTGGTCAACAATTGACATATTGTTTGCTTTTTGAATAATTTTATATCCAAGATAAGGGGTAAATGGAACTTTTACTTTTTTATGTGCTAAGACTGCACCAATAGCAGACCCTGCATCTCCTGGAGCAGGGATAATCCAAACATTTTTAAAATGATCATATGCATGTCTATTTGCTACGCAATTCAATGCACATCCACCAACCAGAGTTAGGTTATTGGTAGAAACCAATTCACTCGCCAATCTCAATATGTTATTAAATAATATCTCATAAACTTCTTGTGTTGCTGCAGCAATATCTTCAATTGATTCTTCTGGTTTCCAGTCAGAACATCCCCTGTGGAAGTTCATCTTACAGTTAAAATCTCTGTCGATCAACTCGGACAATATATCATTCTTTAGTTTATTTTTGTCCCCAAACGCAGACAATGCCATAAGAATGTACTCTTCTTCATTTGGTTTAAAACCACATCTCTGAGTCATAGCAGAATACCACAATCCAATACTGTTAGGATAGTTTAATTGCCATCTCAGTCGAAGATTTGGACCATTTGCTTCCCAAATACTAGCAGTTTTAAATTCACCAATAGCATCTATTACTACAATTGCAGACCTTCTAAACTTACTTGTATAGTAACCAGCACATGCATGACTGTAGTGATGGTTTATAAATTTGTGCCTACAGTTAAAATACTTTGTAAAGTTATAAACAAATGGTCCCTGACCCGCCATCACTTGCCGTAGTCTTTTTTTAAATGGATCCTCATACCAACAAATTAAACCAGGTTCTCCATACATCATTGCATGAGACAACAGTCCCTCACATATGTCTGGATCATTTTTTAAACCACTGAAACGTTCGCTCTCACTAGCAAAAACAAGATTGTTATTAGAGAATACTGCTAGAGCAGCATTGTGACTATTCGCTGAAATCCCCCAGGTTATCATAGTGCTTCTCCCAATAACTAACGGGTAAAGTTGGGTCTTGTTTGATATATGGTTCTACTTTATTTGCTGGACACATAGAGCAAAAGGACTCATCCTGTCTATTCAGGAACTCTTCAAGTTCTTGATCACTACAATCTGAGGTCAATGGTTCATATTTTAGATAATAATCCCAATCCTGACTTAAATTGTATTTGTTTGCTTGCATTGGAAGATATGCAAGTGATGGACACTTCCATAACTTCCCTTCGTGTATTTGTAAAGCGTGTTTTGACACACACTTCTCCCAACTCTGACGAGGATTACCATCCTTATAAGGCATCATCCCACTACCAAATCCCCTGTATTGAGGTGTCCAGTGAGTGTTAGTAAAGTCCCAGAATTCCACATGCACCCCAAGTTCATGTCTCCATGATTTGGCAAGTTGATAACCTTTTTTAAATCGTCTTACATAATCCTTGTGTTTGGTGCTGTGAATAGATATTGCTAAATTTGTCTGGGTTGCTATTAATGCTTTTGGTAGTCTCGGATGATTGTGTAAAAAACTAGCGTTAGATACTAAATCAATTTGTACAGACGGATCAGGATATATCATTCTAACCAAATAAACTATATCGGTTAGATCTTTATTTAAAGTAGGTTCTC